TTGCATATTGTTTAGTGTTAGTTATCCAATTATTTGCTGCTGCTCCCCAACTCTTCATTGGGTTCTTACCTACTTTCCACCCATTGCTTGTGTAGTAATTTACAAACTTTTCGGCTTCTAATTTAGCATTTTCTTTTCCAATCCTAATAGCCATATATTCGTAAACTTCTTCAAAAGTACACTTACTTTTATTTATATTTATATCTTCATTTTCATTTTCATTTACATCTTCCATAAGGTTATGTTTAGCTAAACCTAATGGTTTTGTATTATTTTTAGGTCTACCACCCTTAGAGCCATTGTTTCTACGGCTTTCAGTGAATTGAATGCGTTTTTCAATCTCTTCGCTTAGGCGTTCATTGAAAAAATTTCCGTCTTTGTCTTTTAAAAACTTGCTCAAAACATCAACCGAAACCGAACCTAAAGATAACCTAATGGTTTTGTCTGTTAGTGTTCCTTTTTGGTGTTGTAAACATAAGAGAGTAATAAATTGTCCTCTCTCTTCCATTGTTAAGTCAGCTACTCCATTTAAAAAATCGCTGCTATAAAATAGGAATGCAGGGTCTTTTGCCATAAAAAAAATAAACCCCGATAGCTGCGAACTACCAGGGTTATTATTATTTAACCACTAAACACATTATCGGTTCGTAGTACGTTAATGTGTCTTATTATTCTGCGAATATACACTAAATTTCTTTAAGTTCTAATTTTAAGCAAAGTTTTTTTAGCTTAGTTTTAAACCAGTCCTCAGTTTCTATTAGGTTATTCGCTTGTTTAATGTTATGGATAGCCGTTGTATGGTCGCTTGTTCCTGTGTACTGGCTTATCTCCTTTAGGCTTAACTTGGTGTACCTTCTTAGTAAGTAAGCAGCAGCCTTGCGACCGAACGTTGTTTTCAAACTCCTATCCTTAATTAATACATCGCACTCAAACTCTTCGTCTACCAATTTGACAATAGTCCTTGCGCCAATGTCTAACCCTAAAGGCTCGTTATCTTCTATGCCTAACAACCCTAACTGCTGCATCATTTCGTGTAGCTGCAAATGGGTGTTACGTTGCGCAAAGTATAAGTCCTTTAACTGTCTAATTGATATATCTTTCTTTCTCGTTAGCATAATTAAAACGGCAATCCTTCCGTATCTTCTTTAGGTTTGAAATCATTTACATAAATTTTGTAATCTGGTTGTTTGTCCTCGGTCTTGTAAGCATTAACCCACATTGAGTATTTAACATCATTGATTGTAAAATTAATTACTTCTCCTTTAGCGGTTTGCTTTTTCCAAGCACCGGCACTCCATTTTTTTTGTTCCATTTTTATTTGTTTTTAAAATTTACTAATCTCTTTTTTTACTTCTTCCCAATAGCTTGTTTCAGCGTATGTATCATTATACATTTCAGTAATAAATAATATCTCGTCAACTGCTACTAAGGAACATTGTTTAGCTTTATATTCGTAATCGCATTCTCTACAACTAAATGCCATAGCTTCTATTAATTGTTTTGCTTTTTGTTTAGGTGTCATTTTTTAATTGAATATTGAGCTACTAATTTACTTTGTTTTTTAGTACCTACGTTAATTAATTCCGTTTGTACTTTGTAGCCTTTGCGTTTTAATTCAAATACTACGGCTGCTAATCTTAGGCTATTGTACTTCGTTAAAGCCTGGATTGGTGTCAATGTTTTGCCCGAAAGCAAGTGGTTCAAGATTTGTTGTTTCTGTGTCATTGTTATTGATTGGGTTAAAAAATACTGGTTTGTCTAATTTGTTTTCATACTTTTTAATAAAGGCTAATAAGTCCTCGTATGCCTCTTCGTTATACCAAGCATAATGGTAAACTTCTGCAAGTAACATCTGCCTTTCAAATGGTAATAGTTCCCTCATTAGCTTTCGTTTTGGTTATATAATCCATCATCTTCATCAGCTTTCATAATGTCAATAATGTATTGCTTTTGGTTATAGGTTTGATTGTAGTATTGTTCTGCTTCATCTTCAATAAAGTTATAAGCATCTGCTACTCCAAATTCAAATGCCTTTTTTATCTGCTCTTTTTCTTTTTCAAGTAAATCTTCAGCATTATCAATAGCCTCAATAGGTATACCAAAGTATAATTGATTTTCTTGTAACCATTCAAAATGTTCTTGCATTGCAGTTTTCATTAGCTTTTCTTTATGGTTTCTTTAATTTTGTTAAACTCGTCTAAGGTCTTGATAGCTTTGATTTTCTCGATAGCCTTATACTTTTGTTCCTGAGTAAACTTTGTTTTATCAAGTGCTTCAATCAAGAATGCTTTTTGTCCTTCGCTTACTTCGTCTTTATGCTCATTAGTAGCATCTGCATCTTTAGTGTCATCTATTGCAAACAATCCATTAAGTGCGTACTTCCTGGCATAACTACTTGCTGCTCCGGTAATCTGCGAAGCATCCATTCCTTTTTTGTTTTCCTCTTCACGAGCAAGACCTGTGCAGGTAATGTTATCTTCTCCGTTACTTAAACAAGCCGTAGCCTTTACATATACTCTACCGCCTACTTCTATTACTTCGTCGCTAAGCATTAAAGCGTAGCCATACTTATGGCAGATAGGTTTTGCAGCTTCGATTATATCTTCTGCACTTCGGTACTTGTATTTAGCAAAAGCGTTGAATTGGTTTTTAGGTGCTTTTAGTTCTTGTTGAATTTTAATTAGGCTCATATTATTTGGTTTCGGTGTCAATAGAATAATGTTCTAAAATTTCGATAATAGGTTCTTGTCTTTTCTTTAGGCTAAGAAAATACTCGTATGCCTGAGAATATTCTAAGTACATACTCATACCATCAAATCTGTTATCTACTTTAGTATAATAAAATACTGTTCCGTCTGGCTTAGTTTCTTTGATAAATTCAATCTTCATATACTTCGTTTTTTAAAAGTTCAAGTTCTGCATTGTTTTCTACCCAACGAGTGAATGTGTAATCATCATCTTCGTAATCGTAGTTTTTAGGCAATAAAGCAGGGTCATAAGGGTTTGATGTACTCCTATCCCCGTCAATTAATATGTTCCCGTATCGCTGATATTGGAACAATTGGTAGTTGGTTAAATGTGTCATTTTGTGTTTTGTTTACACAAATATACAACAATACACAATACAAAGTGCAAAATTAAAAAATATATTTTTGTAAACTTGTTGCAAATAATGTGGCTTATATAGGATAAAAGCACATCAAATTGTGCAGTTTATGACACATTTTGTACATTAGAACGTACAAAGTAAGGGTAAAACTTTACAAATTATGTAATAAAGTAAAGGTATAACTTGCCAAAGTCGGTAGTAAAATGCAGCCAAAAGTAGTATAATTACTACCTTTTGTTGTACTAAAGTGAAACTTTATAGTAACTTTTGGAAGTAAAGTTTGTCAGAACCCCCGTATGAATACTCCGGTAGGTATAGCTTGAACCCACAATCTATAAGGTTATTAGCTGAAGGGAAGTTGTCTAAGGTAGTATATGTAATAGCTATATGGCAAAAAGTAGATGCAGCCTTTAACCTGGTCTTAATCATTCGCCTTTGTATGCCTTGTCCTCTATGTGATTTCTTAACCCACGCTCTGTTAAATATGCAGATGCCCTTAGAATAAATTGATCCGCAATAAGCTACTATCTCGCCTTGATCTAACATAACCCACCACTCACGATTGAACTGGAACTCGTCAGCGCAACCCTTAAAGTTAGGATTGGTGTAATCTAATTCCCTTAATTGCTCGTAGGTTTCTCGGTCTAAAATATTGCCGAAGCTAAATATCTTTTTGAGGCGCATTGTGTATAGTTTCTAATTTGGTTAAATAAAGTATTGCATCTTGTAGCTCTTCCTTTAGGTGCGTTATCCATTGACCCGTGCTTAAATCATTTCTGTCCATTGTAGTTCCGTACTTTGATTTCCCTACAAGTTCACGCCTACGCATATCTTCTATTACTGCTGCTAATATTTTACTGTCCATTATTTGTCGGTTTTGCTATGTATCTTAAAACAAGTTTTGCACTTGTATTGTATTTTCTTTACACCAGTTGCGGTTGTTCTACGAAGTGAAATAATCAAGTCATCGCTTCCACATTCAGGGCAAGAGCCTCGGTCTTGTCCGAATATAACTCCGTAATGTGTTTTAGGTTCGATGTGGTTCTTAAGAGCGTTAAATACCTGTTCTAATAACACAACATCTTTTTGGCAGTACTTAATCATTTTAGCCATAGCCACTTTGTCTTTATGCAGAACAATGTCCTTCCATAAACTATATTCGGTTTTAATCTTAGTGCCAATTCCTAAGTAGTCAGCTATGTAATTAAGCTTGTTGCTATTAAATCTAAACTTTTGACGTGCTACTTTTAGCGTGTCTATTGTAACATAAGAAGGGAACATTTCAATCTTATGAAACAAGCAGCGTGTTCTTATCCACGCAAGGTCGAACTTGTCGCCATTATGCCCTACTAACTCCGATGCCGTGTTTGCTACTTCAATAAAACTTTGTAGCATCTTTTTATCGTTCTGTTTGCTATCCCATTGTAAAAAGTAAACTTCCTTCTCATCTTCCCACTTGTAACAAATACAAATAATAGCACGTTCTTGTATTATGCTATCCGCAGTTACATTAAGCTTATATCCTGCACTCCAGAAAAAGCCAACGTTAGGCGAGGTTTCTATGTCAAAGAATAGGCGTTTGCGTTTTGATTTTAGCATTATTTATTTTTTGCTGAATTTATCTATTGTGGTGTAACCCATAGCAAATAGCGTAAGATACAAGACGGCATCTACCAACTTATCGCTTGGGTTAATTTTTAAGATTATGTTTAAGAACAAAGAAATAAAAAGACAAATACTGCCAAGCATAGCCACTACTCTTTTGTGGCTAATACTGTTGCTTTCGTCTGATAATAAGTTTACTAATATAGTTCTAAAGTTGCTCATATAGTTTAGCCTCAGCCTCTCTCCGCCTCACTAACCCTTTAAGCACCACGTTGTTGGCACGCACCCACTTCATAAATTCAGCCTTAATTGTAGGTTCTTTAGGATTAATATTTACTTTTTTTAGTAAAGTGCTTCTCCTTAAATTGTTTATACCTACATTAAAAGCAAACGAAACAATCGCAGAAAAATTGTTTGCAGTTACATTTGATTTTACAAGCGCATCTACATCTTTTGCAAAGTCATCGACTATTGCATTAAAGTAATCTTCTGCTTGTTGCTGGGTAATTACATCGCCCTCTTTTACATTCGTTCCGTCAGGGTAAAAAGTCAAACCCCAAGAAATAGTCCATAAACCCGCAGGGCATTTGTATGCCTTTAACTTGCAGCCTTCGAACTGCTTTATTAAATCCCTACCTGCTTTGTTTACTTCCATAATCTATTCCAATATGCTAAAATTAACACAATCGCTATTATTAGACCGATTAGAGCCTTCCAAAAGTTATTTTGAGTAGTTACCTTGTTTTTATCTACAATCGAAATTTGAGTACTTTCTGTGCGATTAAACGCTATTGTATCTTTTTTAACTAAGCTATTGTCGGTTTCCTTCTCTTTTGTCTGGTATACCCACTTAGTTACTATTTTAGGAACTACTATAATGCTATCCTTTGTTACACGGATTGTGTCATAGATAGTAACCTCTTTTGTAAATACTTGCTCCTTTTCTATAATCTTGGTAACGCTATCGTAAAAAGTAAGATGCACGGAGTCAATCTTAGTTGTCCCCGTGCTATCAAATCTCTTTTCAAACTTCTTAACCGAAGCGCAAGATGTAAGTAATAAGGCTAAAAGTAGTATTCTCATTTGAGTTTCTTAGTCATTTTCCAATAGTATCGAATAGCCATACCGCCTGAAACAATAGCAACCAAACTCGCCAACAATGTGAATAGTGGTTGAATACTTGTAATGCTAATTGTAGCACTTACTAAAGATATGATTGTTGATTGGTCTGCTTGGTGGTTATTTGCCATTATAGTTCTTCTTCTTCTTGTTTGTTAAATTCTACGCCAGTAACCCAATCTTCTAAGAATGTAAAATTCTCTAAGCCATTAGGATTGACTACGTTAATTATTTGAAAATCAAATTCTTTATCATTTAGCGCATCAATATCTTTGGTTAGTTTTTTGATGCCTTCTTTAGAGAATTTGTAATCTCCTTTTTCTGTAAGCACTAAAATACCTTTTTCGTCTACTGAAGCGTTATCTAAGCGAAGTTCCTCAACTTGTGAGTTGTAATCTTCGTGGTACTTTTTAACCTTCTCATAAACTTTTACAAGCTTCTTAGCTACTTTTGTTTCTTGATTTCCGATTACTGCATTAATGTCCTTCACTAATTGTTTGAGTTGTTTGTACTTCATTTTCATTGTTTTTTATTTGTAAAGATAATTGTGGATTGCTAAACGGCAAAGGTAAATTTACGATTGGTGGGTTTTTAAGGTTCTCAATCTGTGTAGCTAAGTTTAAGTCCATAGCTTCTACATTGTTACCTGCAACTAACCATTCGCATACTTGCTCGTAAGTTAAATCTTCGTAAGCAGTAAAGTCAGTTTCCGAAGGAGTAGCACAAGCCATTGCCCCGTAAACTTCTGCGGTGTATTCTCCGTCTTTGCCTTCGTATCTCCAATGTACTGTTTTTACTACATCGGTTAAACCATCTTCTCTCGGTGCG